TTCAAAAGTCCTAATACACTCAATACCATTACCTTCAGGTGAAATAGACCCGAGATATGATTTAGTTTTAGAAACAAAATCAGAATACGTTAAACCGGTTTCAAAGTCAATGTTTTCAGAATTTATACAGATATCTCTAACCATTTTACGAAATCCTAAATTAGTTAAAACATTAAAATTTGCATATAACTTATCAATCTTATCTGTTGAAGGTTTGAAGATTTCATCATTTAACATAAAAGGTAATTTTCCAAAAACCTCTTGGTTAATGATTCCGTGACCTTCCCTTTTTGAGTTTGTTATATTTTCAATACCAACAGGTAATGGGGTTATAAACTCGTTATGACATAGTGAGTTGTTTGCAAAAATATGTTTAACATTGTCTGGTTTAATTTGCAATAAAGATTCGTCAAATGAATAATCACCATTACCTACAATTAATATTACATTATGATTTAATTTTGATAATTTAATGTACTCATCAACAATAAAATCTCTTTTACAAAAAAATATTGTTTCATTATTATGTAATTCAGTAAATCTATTAGGATAAATTAAATCTTCTTGTTTCATATTTTTTTCACACTTCTAAATTTACAAGGGTTTCCAAAACATATTGAATTTGGTGGCATACTTTTACTAACTACCGACCCTGCACCAATTAGTGTATTTTCACCAATTACATTACCACAAATTATGGTTGAATTCGCGCTAATACTACACCCTTTTTTAAATAAAGTTGTTCTAAATCTATGTTTCCAATCATTACTAACATCAGGATAAATGTCATTAGTTGTTACAACATTAGGACCAATAAACACATTATCTTCAATAGTTACCCCTTCATATATTAGGGAATTATTTTGTATTTTTACATTATTACCAATGACAACATTTGGTCCAATATAAACTCCTTCTCCGATTACACAGTTCTCACCTATAATCACACCTTTACATATGTGTGAAAATGCCCATATTTTAGTGTTTTCTCCAATCGTTTCGGTTTCAATAATTGACGTTGGGTGTATTTGTACGTTTTTCATTTTAAATGTATTTTGGTATATTATTAAACATTGTGTCTAAATAATTTTTATGACTTGAATATGGTCGACACGAATGACATTCAATGTAGTGGTCATTTTTTAATAAATCAACATTGTAAGGTATTTCATGGTCTCTACCACAATCAATCCTTTTTAACATTAATTCATTAAATTGACTTAAGCAAATTATTTTTTCTTTTTTTTCGTAATTATACAATACTGATGAACTATATCCTTCGTCAGTTCCCCATCCATCTGACCACATTGTTTTAACATTTAAGTTTTTAATTTTTAAAATTTCAGATTCAAACGAATCTTCAAATTTATAAATTTCATTAAATACCGAACCTTTTGATATGTGGTAAGCAGAAGGACTAAACCCTCCTGATTTCCAATCTTTATCCGTTTGACCGGTAGTAACATAGGCATCATCAATTAACATAAGATAATTATTTTCATCGATATTTTTAATTAAATCTTTTAAAAAATAAGTTCCTAAAGGTATTTGGTCAATACCCATTAATACGCAAGTTTCATTTGGAAAAAATTTAGTGTAATAAAAAAGTGCCCATGTGTATTGCCAAACACCCACACCCTGAATTGCGGTTTCAAAAAACACATCACCGTATTCTTTTGATAAACCTAAATTGGTAAATTCTTCTTCAGTTCCAAAAAAGACTAATGTTGGAGTTATTCCAAATTTTTCTTTGTATGTATAAGATAATTGATTCCAAAACTCGTAATAAGTTTTGTTGGTATTAGAGATTAAAATGACTCTATCTATTTTCATTAGTTAATTTATTAATAATTTATAATCATCGGTTAATGGATTGTCGTGTTCGTCAATTCTTTCACCAATAAATCTTTGATTTTCCCTTTTAATCGGGAATTGTTTTTTTTCAAAAAATTCATCGTGTGTGATTTTATCATTTTGAAAATATAAATATATTTGTTTTAAAAATGTTTGGTCGTATCCGTAATTATAAGAATTCGATAAGTTGAAATTATTTAACATTTCTCTAATTTTTATTATATTACCTTTAATCCCCCACATTCCCGCTAAAATACCCATTTCATTATTTCCCGCAGGAATATAATGATAAGGGTGGTCTCTCATTATATGTAATGATTTGCCACTTAAAATCCACTCATCAACTGCCATTTTTTCTCTTACAGATATTCTTGAATCAGTATCTCTAAAAACTACAAATTCGCAATCATTTATTTCAGATGCTAAAAATCTCCAAAACGGACCTGCAACAGTTTCTGTTGACATATCAATTAACAGAACATCTAAATTTTTTAATAAATCAATTGTTTTAGACGGGACCGAATTATCATAATAAATTACAACTTTCCATTCCGGATATATGTTTTTTGCGAGTTCTGCATTTCTAATTGCTCCAATATTGTATATTGGTTTATCTCCCCATAAACTAAAACTAACATATTTCATTTTACAATAATTTATATAATTCTTTTGCCCTTTCAGGTGGTAATGGTGATGTCCCGTGAGAATTTAATTGCACATGAATCATTAAATTTTGTGCTAAAAAAACTTTTAAATTTTTCATAAAATAATAAAAACTCAAAGACCTTTCATGAATATGTCCTGAAAAATTACTTTTAACAATGTTATTCAGATGGTCGGCAAACCATTCAATGTAATTTTTTAACTCAGATACTTTCCAAGTGGAATTACTTGAAGAACTCCACATAGTTCTTGGATTATTACTTTGAAGATTATTTATCATTTTAGTTATGTCAAATCCTGTTTTTTCTCTAACTGAATTAATTAATTCGATGCTATATTGTTCTTGTTTAATATATACAATGTCTGAAATAATCATAGGGAAATATCCAATAAAATCAAAATTTCTTTTAATCATCTCTTTATTGATATCTACAAATTCAGGGACATAATTAATGTCGTATTCAAAAAAATTAACATAATTACTGGTTATCAAGTTGTTTTTATGTAATGCATACCATCCGGTAAATGAAGTTAACTTTGGATATTGTTCTATATTGTGTTCTAAATTTCTTACGATAATTAAATTATCTAATTTTTGTATTTTATCATAAGGTTTATCTCCCAAAAATACCCATTTAAAATTTTTAAAATCGTTAAACTTATTTTTAGATACAAAATCCAATATGATTTCTTGGTCATGAACAAAAATAAATGTGTCAACAGTTAATTCATTCTTAATACTTGTTTCCATTTTTCTAATATTTCGTTGTTTGTTAATGGAGACACTTCATGGTTGGTCTCTTCATTTCCGTAAAATTTAGTGTTAGTTAAATAACATTCATCTTTAACTAAACATGCCACCTCACCTTTTGAACTATGATAAACTCTTCCAATTGAATCATACATAGATTGTTTATCTGTTTGATAACCCGACATTTCAACACGAGGGTCATTTAATAAATCTTTAACTAAATCATTATAATAGTTTTCATCACCTATTTTACCAAATAAAATCACTTTTTCACATCCGTCTTCAAGTGCTCGTTCGATTGATTTGTGAGTTTGTTTTCTATCTTCAATAGTTCCTATCACACCTGCAATTAAATCAACATTTTCTTTTTTAGTGTTTGATACCAAAGGTTCTTTTAAATTTGGTATTATATCATATTCCCCATGATAGTCTTCATGATATTCTCTGTGATTTTCGTGTAAAAAAATTACTTTATCCCAATGTTGAGGGATTTTACCTACCGGGAACCACCATTTTTCATGAGACGCCAATATTACTGTATCAACAGGTAATCGTGTTTCAGGCCTAACCGCATGAGTAATAACTTTATCTGATGGGTCTAATTTTAAATTAGAAATCAAATCTGATTTACATTTATCTAAGTGCCAATTATGAGGTCCATAAAACGTACAATCAATACCATTTTCGTTAAATAAATTAGTTAAATTTATTAAGGCAGTCGTAGAACCACCTCTTTCAGAAAACCCGGTTAATATTTTAACTTTTTGTGTTTTAGGTTTTAACTCATTTAATGAATCAACAATAATATTTCCAAGGTTATCATTTAAATTATCATTAAATGTTAAATAATTAATTATTGAATCGTGGTATGGTATTTTATTTTCGTCTTTTATATTAAAAATTTTTGGAACAAAAGGGTATAGAACTTTAATTTTATTAAAACTTTCAAAACTATCTGAAAATATTAAATCATAATTAATATTAGATATTTTATAGTATTGGCCTAATTCACTTTTTATTGTACCATTAGATGTTTTAACCATATATTTTCCGTCACCTAATCTAAAACCAGGTATTTCAGAGTCTTTGTACGATTTTATTCTTAATTTATTTAAAATTTTAACATTTTCTTTGTTAATGTTATTTGAAATTACAACAATTTCTTTATTAGATTTTGTTAATAATTTAAATTCATCAATATAATCTAAGTGATTTTCAATAAAGAACAGAAGTTTTAAATCGTCATTTGAATTTAATGTTATCTTTGAAGGTAAATTATTTTTAAAATTTTCTGAAAATAATTTTCTATTTTCATTCCATTGTTCATTTGTCTGGCCAATTGATTTATGGGTTATTCGAACATTAAAAACAACACCAACTTCAACCTTTTCTAAAAAATTATTAAAACAAAAATCCACATCATAAAAATGAAATCCTTTAACATTTTCGTCAAAAGTTTTTTTAATCCTTGTTTTATCTATACCAATAAATAAACCATCAACAATTACTGTTTTCTGTATTTTAATACCGATATCTTCTGAATATCTTGATTCCCATTTTTTTCCTTCATTTTCATGGTTTACAATCCCAACCATTTTTGAGGGGTCTTCCCACCATTGACCGGATTCAGGTAATAAAGTTGTTCCAGCAACTCCTAAAATACCATAATTGGTTTTTTGAAATTGTTTTAAAATTTTTTCACCCCACTTTTTTGAATCGAAATAAATATCATCGTGACATAATACAACAATATTATTTTTAGATTCTGATAATATTTCATTATAAGTTTGAGATAATGATTTATTTCCGGTGTTAATCTTTTCAATTACTTCAATATTTTTAACCCCTGAACTTATTTTTAAGTACTCAATAAATTCGGGGTTATGTTTTCTTGTTGAATATCCTACTGTTATCATATTATATCAATCCTGTGCTACCAAATCCATTATCTCCTCTATCACCATCAGTAATCTTATTAACTTGAACTAAGTTGACAAATTTTCCATTAACTACAGGACATAAAACCGCTTGAGCAATTTTAGTTCCTTTAGGAATTGAGACCGATATGTTATTTGTGTTGAAAATGATTACTTTAATTTCACCATTATATCCTGAATCCACAGTTCCGGGTGTGTTTAATACGGTTAATCCTTGGTTAATTGCCAAACCACTTTTAGGTCTAACTTGAATTTCAAATTCTTCAGGTATTGACAATTTAATACCGGTTGGTACCAGTGCTCTACCAAATGGTTGTAATATTATTTCTTCTGTTGAAAATAAATCAAATCCCGAATCACTTGGGTAAGCGTATTCCGGGAATGGTATTTCATCATTAAGTAATTCCACTTTAAGTGTTTTACTTTTTAATGCTAACATCATATCTTCATTCATTTCTTCATAAGTCATACCAATTAATTTTTCTAATTCTTTTTGGTATTCATCATCAATTTCAACATCGGCTTGTTCTTGAAGGTCTTCTAATTGTTTTTGAAAACTTGCCATCATTTCGGGGTCAAACCCTAATCCATCTAAATTTTGCATTATACTAATTCTTTTAATTTTTTAATTACTTCTATCAACACTTCAACATCTTTTTCACAATACTCAACAATTCCTTTAATGTCTTTTTTATCCCAAAAAGCTTCGTGAACTTTGTTTCCTGTTACTTCCATATTTTTTGAAGATTCAACACCTAAACAAACACACATCAGTTCTAATGACGCGATTGACCCATAACCACCATATTGCCAAACTTCTTTGGTATCAAGAGCTTTAATCTCCCAAGGTTTAGTGTCATGACCTGGTAATATTTTTGGAGGTAATAATCCATTCATAATCATTCTTTTTGCAAGAACAGGAATATCAAACCCTTTAACATTATGACCACATAGGAAGAATCCTAATTCACCGGTACGATGAAGCATTTTCTGAACATCTTTTAATAGTTCTTTTTCGTCCACATTACTATATGATTCCATTTTTGTAGTACCATCAGGTGCCACAAACGCAACACTAACACAGGCAATTCGTAAAAATTCCGGAACTAATGCCGCTCTGTTTACAAACATTTTACCCGGACCCTCATCCGCATCTTCCGGAAATCTTTTTTGAAACCAATCAAAATATTTTTCAAATTGGAATGAGAGTTCAGGTCGATTTAAACACAGTGACTCCCACGTTGGTTCAATACCAACAGTTTCAATGTCTAAAAATAAAATCTTGTTTAATGGTATGTTTATCATAGTATTGATTTATAAAATTCTGCTCTGTCTTTTGTTACGATATTTAAATCGTACTTGTCTTTAACTGTCTCATACAATCTTTCCCCCATATCTTTTGCCATATTAGGGTTCTTGATTAATTTTTCCATGTATTTTGCCCAATCAGAATGATTTCTAACCTCATCAACTAATAACGCATTTCCGTCAACTAATTCCCCATTTTTTAAACAATGTTTTAAATCTAAACTATAAGGACCTACATTAGAGGCGATTAATGCTTTTTTATAGAATCCCGCCTCAATTACTTTTAATTGAGATTTCATTCTATTAAACATATGGTTTTTAATTGGTGCCAAAGATACATCAAATTTTGAATAATTTTTTGCATAAGATGTAACAGGTTTTGTCCAAACTCTTAAGTAAGATTCTGCCATCTCATTAGGAAATATATCTTGATTGTATAATAGCAAATGTTTTTTATACTCGTCTGAAACTATTTTATAATCTTGTGTGAAGATTTTTTCATATTGAGCCCAAACAGTTTCGTCAGGTTTAATATTTCGTTTTACGTGTTCTCCGGTTTGTGAATTGATTTCAGTTACCGTACCTCTAGTGTCAAAACCACAAAGAACATATTGTACTTTATCTTGGTATTTTGTTAATTTATTAAACCCTTCGTTTAATATTTGAATGTCGTGTAAGTGAGATGAACCCCCTAACCATCCGAATCTTAATCTATCAGATTCTAATGTTGGTTCTTTAAATTGAGGTTCGTTAGGATTTATTGCGTTTGGTAATACAAAAACATTTTTATTGTATTTTCTAATTTCATCGGCAAATAGTGTGGTTGTTGTAGTAACATATTTTGCAACCTTAAGATTTGCCACTATCTTTTCGTTTATTTTATTAAACATGATAATGTCATGAATAGGATGTTCTTTACCAGGCATCCAATAGTCATCGATATCACAAACAGTTATGATACCCATAGTATTTAATTTTTGGATTAATTCGTGAGACTTTTCAAAATCAGGACCGATACTTCTATGGAAACTAACAATTTGGTATTTTTTCCAAAAGTTCATATCGTCATAGGACGGGTCATAGATGATATCGATATGAAAATCACCCCCATAAAGATTTTGTAAGAAAATGTGTGGGTCAACTGACCTAAATTTACCAACTCCGCTTCTGTCGGATGGTACGACTAATACTTTTATTTTTGACATAGTTATTTATTATATTCACTAAAATATAATAATTTATGTCGTAGAAAGAAAGTCGTTAAGACATTTTTTTAATTTTTGTTACTCTACCTTCAAATACGTGTTTTCCGACTTTAAAACTAAACGTTTCGTTAGATTTTTCTGTACTTTCAGCAATCAAACCATTTTCTTTTAATGATTTAGTAACCGCCTCATTAATCATTTTTTGAATTAATTTATAATTAATTCCGGTATTTTGAGTTGGTTCCGATTGTTGAATAGGTGCTGATTTTGGTTTTGCGGATTCAGGAATATAACTTCCTTCGTTATGACCCATCAATCTTCTTGATTTTTCAATTAACTCGTTAGACATTGTCATTGTAGGAGATTGGTTTGGTTGAGCAATTGGATGTTCCATCATTAATTTTTTGATTTCATCCGGTAGTTTTGAATTTTTAATTGCGTCAACCGTAGGTACACCAACAGGTTTAGTATTTTCAACAGGTAATGATGAAAGGTATGGTTGTGCCGATTGTTGAGGACTTTCTTGTAGATATTCTTGTGGTATGTTATATTTTACGTTTGGAACGTCAAATTGTTGAACCATTGATTGTGATGATGAATCCATTCTTCTTGGACTATCGGTTTCTCTCATTAGGGCTTTAGCGTTTGACATTGCTAATTTTTGCATTAAATCACTCATAAGTTTTGAATTTTAATATAATCATAAACGAATTTATGATTTTGTCATTATAAGGTTAAAATTATTTTTGTAATTTGTTTGTTATTATTGTTCTTAATGACGCTTTTTCGGCGTCTGTTAATTTATTTCCGGTTTCTAATTCTATTGCTGCGTAGATTCGTTTGAACGCTTCAGCTGATTTGGATAAATCAAATCCACCTTCACCGTATTTCTGTGTAAACTCGTTTGTTAATGAATCAATTGTTCTATCAATAACCTCATCATTGTTTGGCTGTGGTGTTTCCGGAGTTTCAGGTGTTTGTTGAAATTGTTGAGGTATTATAGAAGGTGTTGGTGGTGTGGTAAAATTAGCAACTATCTCAACAGAAACCATACTTTTATCTCCATTAGGATTAAACCCTGGTCTCATTTCATCAAAAACGTCTGATGTTGGTAGGAAAGTGAATGTTTTATCTAATCTAAAAAGTCTCCATCCGGGTAATGGTTGTGAACCAATTGTTGCGGTGTGAGATGCTCCCTCTCTTTCCCAAGCACGAACAACTCGGTTACCAGCTTTACTGACTCCGACACAAACAGGTTCTATTAGTCTTTGACCTTTACCACCTGGTTCGTCACCATCGTAACTAGTACCCATTACTCGTTTATTTTTGATTGCGTCAATAACACTTTCGATTGACGCAATTTCTAATATTAAACTTTTAAGAGAGCTTTGCAGTTTCATTATAGTTGAAAGTTCGGGTAAGTGTTAGATGAATTAAATTTATTTATTTTAATATCGTCCTTTCTTTCGATAATATCTTGAGCAGTACCTGCTGCTGTATTATACACATCAAGGAATACTCCTGTCCCTCTACCTTTATTATCTCCATCTGCTACGGCATCTTTATTCACTGAAGAATATTCGTTACCTGCGGCGTTGTAATCATTTTTAGGTATTAGTTTAGCTCTTTCCATTTCAGCAATGGCTGAAAGGTTGTTTTCAACATTTTGTGATAAATCCACTGTAATTTCGGTTGCCATAATTATAATTTTAACATTATTTCGTTTATTCTTTTTAAAGTATTCGTAACCGCCTCATCATATCGTTCAACAGTTTTAGAATGTTCTTGAGATTTTCTTACATTTGTAAAATCTTTTTTCTCGTGAGGTTTAATGTATGAGTTTTGCATCCCCGTATCTTTTTTGTTTCTTTTGGTTAAATCTCCAAATTCTCTCATTTTACGAAGTTCATCATTAACCCAATTTTTCATAACAACACCACCATTCAAAATAAATGACGGTTCATTTTGATTTCCAATAAAATTATCAAAGAAGTTTTTAATTCTCTTTAATTGTTTGTATTCTATAAAATTTTGATTTTGTAATTCCTTATTTCTGTTAAAACCTTCCGTATTCTCATCAGCACCTTTAACCATATGGAAACATTTTTTCATATGTTCCTTTTTTTCTTTAGGAAATTCGATTTCACCTTTGGATGAATTGTATAGGTCTTTATTCACTTTTTAACATTTTAATTAATTCAGAAACTGAAATACCTTCCTTTTCCGCTTGTTTCTTCAAAACCAATAAATTTCTTTTCAACATTCTTGAAGTCTCCAATTCTTTTTTATTTACATCGGCATTGTTTGACGATTTTTTCTTAACTAATAAATCCTCAACAACTTTAATTGCTTTTTGTTTTTGTATTTCAGATAATGTTGCTCTTGTTATAAAATTTGGGTCCTTATAATAAGGGGACTTTTTATCTTTCTTACCTGTTGGGTCTTGACCTTTTTGTTTTGTTCTTTCTTCAGCGTCTTCCGGTTCCATTCCCATATCGTTTACCAAATATTCAAAAGTGTCTTTACCGTCCATGTCTTCAGTTTCTTCATATCCAAATGCACCGGACATATCAATTTCCTCAATTTCTTCAACTGATTCCCCATAATATGTTCTATAACCACGAGCAATAGGGTCGTTTGTAATTCTCGCTGCTGCTATGGTTTGGTCCATCGTTTTCTTTGGGTGAAGTTTTGGGTCAAGAATTGGAATTGCTGAGTTTGACATAGCACCGTCTGAATTCACCAATTCTTCCAAATCAGTTTTAAGTGTTTTGGTTGATTTCTTTTTTTTGTCTTTTACGGTTTTTTCCAAATAATTTTTAACTTTCTTTCCTTTCTTTTTATCAAAGTGGATAACCTCGTCTTTTTTACGAGCTTCAGTTAAAGTTTCCTCTACAGAGAAATATAAGGAATATTTATCCCCCTTATCTCTGATAAGAAAATAATAAGGTGATGAATAAAATTCTGTGTCTACGCTAATCATCTATTCTTTTTAATTATAAATACTACGAATCAAGGTATTTATCAATTGTATATGGCATATCAAAACATTAATCAGTATAATTTTAGACGATGGGGTCTAAAACCGGCGAATGAAATCACGGACATTTGTCTTGCTTCAGACGAAAAAGATTACGACCAAGAGGTTGTTTTTTCACCTTTATTAATTGGTGAATTGGATGGTAATAGAATGCCGTTTAAATTCAATTTCAATAGTTCAGGAACAACTTTATGTACTACAAGTGCGTGTACATTTGATTATGACACTATTGTGTCAGAAAATTATTGGAACCCTACTGATACTGACCCAAATTTTTGCCCTATAATAACTGACTTATGTGATGTTGGTTTAACGGGAATTGACAATGGTTTGGTAAAACATATGTCCGGAGAAACAATTCAAATTAATACCGGGCTTTATACCACACAATCAGACAAATTTAGTAGATACAAATACGATAGAAGGATGAAAATGCACCCAATCACTGGGTTCACAACATCACAGAATAGATTATGGAATGATAATTCATATTCGTATGATTTATCGTACAACAATGCCGGTGGTGATATTGGATATGTTGCGAGATTAGATGGTGGATTCTTCCAAGGATTTTACAAGGTTGCTGGTTATGATTACCAAATTTTTCCTGAAAGACCTAATTTAGGTTGGAGTGCCGAATTTATGTTAAGATATAGATGGACCGGTGATACTTCTGTTGGTTTAAATTCTCGATACCCAAATAATAAAGGAACATTCTTTTATATGGGAGCGAGAGCGGAAAACAAATTCTACCATTACGCCGATGGTTCACCAAAACAAGATTCAGGTTATACAAGAGTTACTTCAGGTTTAACTTGTATGGATACTTGCGCTTGTAATTTATTAGGTAGTAACCCTCATGATTGTTTAAAAGTTTATCAACAGTCAGGTGGTACATCATATAATTGTAGTTGTGGTTGTCCATGTTCTTGTGAGGTAAGTGTCCAATATCCTGAAACTGACCCATTATATGATGGAGTTTCAAATGCTTTATCTTTAAGATTAAGTGGTGATACAGGAAGTCCAAGATTATGTGTGAAAACATATAGAATAACCGGGGGATGTGAAACAACGGGAACTTGTTTAACAGGTATAACCTATACAACAGGAACTTCAGTTACTGAATGGTGCTCTACAAGAGGAATCTTTGATGACTGTAGTGGTACAACTTATTCAAATGTTGAGCATTGGGTTCAAATAGATGCGGTGTTTCAACGAAACGAATGGTTTGATGCTTGTGATTTGAATAATAAAGGAGGTCTTGGATTAATCGTTAAAGAAATTTATACTGCAACAACTGCAAACAATAGTATTAGTTTAATCGAGCCACCAATTACTCACGAAGAAAAATACGACCCCGCAACAACTGAAATTGTAACATTCAACGATAATTGGACTGCCGAAGAAAAATATAGATTAGGAACAATGAAATTCTATGTGAATGGTAAATTGTTTATGGTTGCAGAAAACTTTGAAGAAATTATTCCACGTCTATTAGATACTCCAAAAGAAAAACAAATTGGGGTTGGATATAATATTTCATTAGGTGGAGGAACTCAAGGTCTTCATGATAACTTAACTTTTTCGGGTGGATGCCCTCCGACAATTGATGATATCGTTTATCAACAAGACCCTGAATGTTTAACAACACATGATTTAGATAATACAATTTACTCAGGTCTTACAACTCATATTAAGTTAGAAGAATATTTTGGGGGGAGTATGATTGGTGATATAAGTGCGTTTAGAATGTACACCGAACCATTAAATGCGTCTCAAATAAAACATAACTTTAATTTATTAAAGTTAAAATACAATTTATTAGACCCTAATTGTTTGAATTGTAGAATTACAATTCCAAGTAATGATTTATCTTACATTTTTATTCCGGATAATGATTTATATTATCTTTCTATACCAAGTAATGATTTATACTATGAATCAATAAACCCAACTCCGACCCCAACACCTGTATAATAATGAGTTGTAATCAATATCAAATAACCAATTATAATAATATTCAAGAAGGATATTATAAATGGACAGGTTGTACAGGAATTATTAGTGTTTCACAAGTAAATCCATTACAAACTGATTTTGTTTGTGCTGATGATTTAACTCAAGAAGATTATGGTGCTCCATTAACAATAAATAATATTGGATTGTGTCCGTCAAATACACCGACACCTTCAATCACACCATCGGTAACTCCTACAGTTAGTTTAACACCAACTCCGGTTACTCAGACTCCAACACCAACAAATACTGCAACACCATCAAATACACCTCAACCGGTGTATATTCAAAATTTAAGAACGGGAGGTTGGTATCAAAATGTTTGTCAATCAGTAAATTCATTTGCAAACCCCGCCAATGTTACGGTATATTCGGTAAAACCTTTTACTCAATTAAATGTGGGTGACCATGTATTTGGTGATAGATTAATGACTATCCCACCGATAAATGCGGATTTCACAATATCTGACGGAGCAAGATTTGTACAAATATCCGGAACATTGATTATAAATCAGGGTGTTTGTTAAAAAAAAAATAAAATAAGAAAAATTGAGTATTTATTGATATGGCAATTGGAATAAGAATTTTAAGTAATAATTTAAGTGGTTTAACTACAAATGTGACGTTTCTACCTCAATCAGGTGGAACAATTAGTCTTGGGACTCAGGTGTTCCCATTTAATTATATTTCAGACTATGTGTATGGAACATATAATTGTTATGTGCCAACATACGGATACACTTATAGTTTAGATGTTTTAGCTCCGACACCTACGCCAACAATGACTAGTACTTCAACACCAACTAATACTCCAACTAATACCCCTACTAATACATCAACTCCAACTAATACGCCAACTAATACTACCACTTCAACTCAAACACCAACTAATACTCCAACTAATACTTCAACTCAAACTCCGACTAATACTCAAACTGGTACTCCAACACAAACTCCAACACAAACTCAAATTCAAATTTTGGTAACATACCTTATTGCACCTTGTTTGGGTGGTACTGCTTTAAATGTTGATTTTAATAGTGTATCTCTTCCTGTGATTGGAGGAAATTATTATTTAACATTCTCAGGAGAAACATCAGATGGATGTTATGAAATTGTTAATACTGAGGCCCCGGGAACTGGTTCTGATTATGTATCATCATTATCAATAGATTATGATAATTGTTCGACTTGTTTAAGTGTTGTGACAACACCTACTCCAACACCAACTAATACATCAACTAATACACAGACGCCAACTAATACACCTACTAATACATCAACACCTATTGTAAGTTCAACGCCAACAACAACACCAACTAATACACCAACAATAACACCATCCCCGACAGAACCTATTAGATATGAATTTGACAATATTTGTCATAGTGAGACTAATGGTGGTGCTTCGTGTAACTGTATACAAGTAGCCACAATATGGGGTAACAACCCGGTGTTTAGTGCGAGTACTGCGTTTTTCTCTGACCCAAGTGGTCCAAATACAGGAAACCCTGAAGGATGGTATGCGATTGATGGAATAGAATATCAATTAAGTACTGATTGTGGAATTGGTTGTACAACAGGAGCAACTATTGTTTCGACATCTGCTTGTCCTGTGACTCCAACACCAACACCGACTAATACATCAACTCCAACACAAACTCCAACTAATACGCCAACTAATACTCCGACAAATACGGAAACTCCAACTAACACACCAACTAACACAGAAACTCCAACTAACACACCGACAAATACGGAAACTCCTACTAACACACCGACAAATACGGAAACTCCTACTAACACACCGACAAATACGGAAACTCCAACTAATACACCAACTAATACAGGAACACCTGCGGAAACACCAACAAACACACCAACTAATACCGAAACTCCAACTAATACACCAACAAATACACCAACTCAAACTCAAACAGGTACACCAACAAATACTCCAACAAATACTTCAACTAATACACCAACAAATACACAAACCCCTACTCAAACTTCTACACCTACATCAACATTTGCATGGTATACGTATAGTTTAGGGACAGGGGTAACTTCTAATGATGCGTGTATTGCAATACCACAAACAATCTACGGAACAATTGAAGGTGGTGTAGGTCCAAACGTGGGTGAATATTTATACGAAACCGAAGGAAGACCTCTTACAGATGCAGTGCCTGATGGATATTATTCTAACGGAACCTCATCGTATCGAGTTACAGGTGGTTTTGGACAAATTACTTCATCAGACCCATTAGGTTGTGCTGATTTAATTACCCAAACTCCAACGTCAAGTCCAACACCAACTCAAACACCAACAACGATTATAAACTATTATTACGATAGTACTCCGGTTTGTGATACAATTAACCCTTTTCAAAATGTTGTATTAGATAATGATTTTTGTACTGCAACAACAATAACATCATCAACAGTATTATCCGATGGTACTTATTGGATTACTGATGGTTCTGTTAGAAGAGATATTACTGCGTCGGGAGGTTCATATACTTTTAATGGTGGTTGTGTTGCTTGTGCATAAAAATAATTTTAAGATAAAAACATAAAATCAATACTATTGTAGTATTTATATATTAAACAGAAATAACATGGCTTGTAGTAAATATACTTTAACAAATACCGGTTCCACAATAGTGAACTTTAACTATAGAAGATGTGATGATTCTCTATGGCAATATCAGGTTGAATTAATACCAAATCAAACTAAGAATATTTGGTTACTTAATAATACTTATTCAATTGCACCTTCATTTAGAAATAGTGTTGTATTGGTAAACCAAGGAGCATTTCCTCCGGTTACGGCTAGTAATACCCCAACTCCAACTAATACACCAACTTCTACAAATACTCCAACACCAAGTAATACTGCAACAAATACGCCTACACCAACTCAAACTCAAACTCAAACTCAAACACCAACTAATACACCTACGCCTACACAAACACAAACACCTACACAAACACAAACTCAGACACAAACTCAAACTCAAACTCAAACTCAGACTCCAACAAATACGGGAACTCCAACTCAAACCCCAACACAAACTCAGACTCAAACTCCAACCACAACTTTTTTATATTTCATTTATAGTTTAGGTTTTGGAAATAATGCAAGTGATGCTTGTAATGATTTTGCAGCATCACCTCAAACGGTTTATGGTCAAGTAGTTGATGGACCGGGTCCTAATGTTGGTGAATTCTTATATCAAACACCTGGTAACCCATTAACTAACCCTGTTTCTGACGGATATTATTCTAATGGAACTGCTTGGTTTATTGTATCAGGAGGTTTAGGTGAAATTACATCATCAGACCCTAATGGTTGTATTGGATTACCAACGGCAACACCAACTAATACACCAACTAATACACCAACAAATACAGGAACACCAGCACAAACTCCTACAAATACACCAACAAATACGGGAACACCAACTGGTACTCCAACTAACACTCCAACAGGAACACCAACTCAAACTCCAACTCCAACAGCTAATCGATTTGCATTCACAGTTTATTCAGGAACAACATCTGATGAGGCGTGTGGATTATATTTCCCATCAATAACAATTTATGGTGAAGAACAAACTTTTGATGATAATACAATATTTTATAATACAATTGTTGGACCAAGTGTTGGGAATTTAACAGGATACTTTAATAATTCTCAAATTGTTGTTCAATTAAATAATGGGTCAGAAACAGGTAGTTTTATTGCTTGTCAAACATTAACACCAACTCCGACTCAAACTCAGACTCAAACTCCTACACAAACATCTACTCAAACACCTACTACAACAACCACATTAACGGCAACTCCTACACAAACTCCTACACAAACTCAAACACAAACTCAAACACAAACACCAACTCAAACATCTAGTGAAACACCAACACCAACAGGAACACCAACACAAACTCCAACACCAACAGGTAATAGATTTGCATTTAATGTTTATTCAGGGACAACATCTGACGAGGCATGTGGATTATATTTCCCATCAATAACAATATATGGTGAAGATTCTTTATTTGATTATAATACTATATTCTACAATACAATTATTGGTCCAAGTACAATAAACTTGACCGGATACTTTAATAATTCTCAAATTGTTGTTCAATTAAATAATGGTACACAAACAGGAGGTTTTACTTTATGTCAAACATTAACTCCAACACCGACACAAACATCTACGCAAACTCCTACACCAACAAATACACAAACTCCTACACAAACATCTACTCAAACACCAACACCTACATCAACCTTCGCTTATTATACATATAGTTTAGGAACAGGATTGACGGAAAATGCTGCATGTATTGCAACACCACAAACAATTTATGGTTCGGTATCGGGTGGAACTGGTCCTAACGTGGGAGAGACATTATACTTAACCGCAGGTATACCTCCAACTAACGAAGCCCCTAATGGATGGTATTCTGATGGAACTAAAACTATTGAAGTGTCTGGTACAAATGGTCCAGGTGTAATTACAACTGTAAACCCAACGGGATGTTCATAAAAAAAAATAAAATATATTTCATTAAACCCTCGACTTATCTCGAGGGTTTTTTATTTTTAAAACAAAAAGTAATACTATGAAAATATTTGTTCAAATCGCCTCTTACAGAGACCCACAATTAGAACCAACAATTAAAAATATGTTGGAGAACGCCAAGAAACCTAAAAATATTCATTTTGGAATTGCAAGACAATTTAGTGAAGACGATGGATTCGATAAATTAGAAGACTATAGAAAAGATAAAAGATTTAAAATCTTGGATATTCCATACGAAGAATCTAAAGGTGTTTGTTGGGCGAGAAATCTAACTCAACAACTTTATGGTGGTGAGACATATACCCTTCAAATAGATTCACATATGAGATTTGTTAAAGATTGGGACGATATTTTAATCAAGATGATTAAAGGTCTTCAAAAAGACGGATATGAAAAACCTTTATTAACAGGTTACGTACCATCTTTTGACCCTGAAAATGACCCAGCAGGTAGAGTGAATGAAGCATGGAGAATGGTATTCGATAGATTCATCCCTGAAGGTGCGGTATTCTTTTTACCTGAAACAATTCCGGGATGGAGAGAAATGAAAAAACCTGTGACTGCAAGATTCTATTCAGCACACTTTTGTTTTACATTGGGCGCCTTCTCGTTAGAAGTCCAACACAACCCTGAATATTATTTTCATGGTGAAGAAATTTCAATTGCTGCAAGAGCTTATACTTGGGGTTACGATTTGTTCCATCCACAAATTCCTGTGGTATATCACGAATATACTCGTAAAGGTAGAACCAAACAATGGGATGACGACAAAACGTGGGGAGAGAAAAACAAACATTCTCATTTTACAAATAGAAAACTATTTGGTATGGATGGTGAGAAACAAGAAGGACATGATGGTCCGTTTGGATTTGGTCCAATTAGAACTTTAACAGACTATGAAAAGTATTCAGGGTTGTTGTTTGAAAAGAGAGCGATTGATAAATATACTTTGGATAAAAATTACCCACCAAATCCATATAATTTTGAAACAGAACAAGAATGGAAAGATAGTTTTTGTATGATGTTCAAACATTGTATTGATATTGGTTATGACCAAGTACCTGAAAAAGATTATGAGTTTTGGGTTGTTGCATTCCATAATGATAAAGATGAGACTTTATTTAGAAAAGATGCAGATAAAAACGAAATTGCTGGTTTTATGAGAGACCCTGACAAATATTGTAAAGTGTGGAGAGAATTCCAAACAGACGAATTACCATCACATTGGGTTGTATGGCCGTTTTCAACATCTAAAGGATGGTGTGATAGAATAACAGGTAGATTACACCATAATATAGTTAGTTAATAAAATCAATGAGTAGAAAATTAATAGTTCATCAACCAACAAACCATCAAAGTAAAAAATATAGGTATTACAATATATTCTTTGATAATTTTATTAAAAAATTGTCGGAAAAACACGATGTCGTGACTGATAGATATTATAGAGATGCTCATCTCGGACAAAAATTAGTTAGATTGGGGTGGCAACATAATGAAAATGATGTTGATGTATTGACCTACGAATGTGAAATGATTATTGAAGATTATGACACAGGTGAAACATATGTGTTTGGAGTTGCTGATGATTTAACCTCGGCAACTTTAAACTTACAATCGTATGATAATGTAAAAAAAGTTTTTATCTCTCAATTTATTAGAGAAAAAGTGTATCATCATGTTTCACCCCAAAATCAATACAAATACTTCCCATGGATATATTTTCCGTCAAATGAATATGATTTAGATTACTATTACAATCTAAGAAAAAATATGGTTATATCTAATGACAAATTTTATTTTAGAGGTGATACGTCAACAAGACCTATTCTTAATTATTTTAGTCCTGATGTTTTTTATGGTGGAGGTCCAATTGGTGGGTTTGATAATTATGCTAACGAAATGTTGAATTTTGAGATTGCGTTTTCTGTTGCAGGTAGAGGTGAAATTTGTTATAGAGATATAGAATGTATGGCGATGGGTATTCCATTCATTAGATTTGAGTTTACAAGTGAATTTCACGAACCATTGATTCCAAATTATCATTATATATCAGTTGAAAGGCCGGATGACTTAAAAGATTGGATGAACTTAGATAGAAATGGATTACAACATCATGCGGATATGATAACAAAAAGATTTTTAGAAGTAAAAGACGATAAAGAATTTTTAAATTTTATTTCAGAAAATGCTAGAAAGTATTATGAAAAATATTTGTCTCCGGAAAGTAGTATAGAATACACACTGAACTTATTAGAATTATAAAATGGTTATTAACATACAAATAAATTTTACTTCAGGTATTGGAGATTTTTACACTTATTTTTGTGAAATATATTTTTCATCTAAACAACTTAAAGAATTAGGTCATGATGTTCATTTGTACTTTAATTCCAAAAGGAAAATAGATTTTTTAAATTTATTTGAACCTAAATATTATGAATATTTTGACCAAATATTTTTAATTGAAAATGGGAAAACTTTAAATGATTTTGAAAATTATAAAATAAAATACCCACATGAGAAATGGCCTGCGGGGGTACATTGTTGGGAAATGTTTGTTCCTGAAGAATTCAATGATGAACATAAACAATATTTTGTTAATTTATCTCATCCTGGGTTATTAAATTATGAAGACTTAAATGATTTCCCAAAATTATCTGAAAAGATTATTAAAAACACAGAAAAATTTAAAATAGATAATGGTTTAAATAATTTTAGTATTATTCATTTTAGAGAGTGGGATGACATTGGAGATGCCTATAATGTAAGAATATTACATCCTGAAATACAAGATGAAGAGTTTCAAGTAAGACACAAAAAATTAAAATCAGCATTTTCTATAAATGAAAATACAATGAACAAAATAAAAGATATTTGTGATAATAATGAAATGGTTTTTGTTTGTTCAAATAGTATGAGAGTTAAACAATATATAAAAGAACATTTTAATAATATTTTTTTATATGATGATGATATTTTAAAGACAACAAGAAGAGATTATAGTGATGAAGAATATTGGAACTTTTGTTTAATTGAATTTTGTTTAATTTCAATGTCAGAAAAAATTAACATATTTACAAATTATAATTGGATTAGTAATTTTATTGTTTATGGCGCACTAAACAATAAATTTGGGGTTGTAAACCCGTATAAAAACAATTCGTTTGTACAAAATTACGGGTCTTTTATGGATTTAGAATAATGAAAAAAATAATATCATTTTCTTTATATGGTGGGCAACAAAAATATTCTTATGGAATGATAAGTAATGTTGAGATTGCTCAAGTTATTTTTCCGGATTGGATATGTAGAATTTATTATGGTAAATCAGTTCCATCGGAGGTTGTTGAACAATTAAGAACTTATAGTAATGTTGAATTATACTTAATGGATGAAGGTGAAGAACATATCTTCCCGATGATGTGGAGATTTTTGGCAATTGACGATGAGGATGTTGAAGTAATGATATCAAGAGATGCAGATGCCAGATTATCATATAGGGAAAAACATTGTGTTGACATTTTTATGGAATCTGAATTCTTATTACATTCAATTAGGGATAATCCTAGTCATAATAATATTATGGGTGGAATGTGGGGAATTAAAAAAAATAATAGAGTTAAAATGAATGAATTAAGTAAAGATTGGAAAGGTCATTACTATGATTCGGACCAAAAATTTTTAAGAGAAAAATTAGTACCTTTATTTAATGACAGATATTTGATTCACTGTTCAACATATTTGAAAACCTTTCCAATTGAAAAAACCAATGAATATTTTGTTGGTGGATGGTGGGACGAAAATAATTTCGGAAAACCTCAAAATTATATATTTTTTTAAAACATTAAAATGGAAAACAAAACATTATTTATAACTTGTTTTTATAACGGGTTAGACAACACAATTTTAGGTGGTCGTGTTGGTAGAATTCATCATTATGTGAATTCGTTGAGAACACTACTAAATTTAGAATCTGATTTTGTGATTTACACATCTCAAGAAGATAAAGAATATCTTGAAAAACATATTGATTTTACCGAATATAAATCAAACGTTAGGTTTATTGTTTATGATTTATTTTCACATCCAAACCATGAATATTTTCAAAAAATGTTGAATGGAAATAAAAGTGATAGATGTCATGAAATAATGCATAGTAAAACCTCATGGATTAAAAATCATATATCGGAAGATTATGATTTTTATTATTGGATTGATTGTGGATTATCACATGGAGGTTTATTTCCGAGAAAATATCGAAATGGTGATAATTTCCACGACTTTTTCTCATGTACATTATTTAATCCTACAATGGTTGAAAACTTGAATAAGGTTGAAGATAAAGTTACAATATTATATGGAGACCAATCAAAACACTTATTAGAAAGAAGAGCAAATGGGAAATTTTATCATAACATAGATGTTGTTGAAAATTGTCATATTGTCGGAGGTATGTTCGGTGGTAAAAAAGAACTTGTTAATGAGTTTTGTTTAATGTATGATGACGTTTTAAAAGAAATGATTGATTATGATGCATTAGACATGGAAGAGGCTTTATATACAATAATCTATCAAAGAAATAAAAATAATTTTAATAAATTAATATTCACTACTTGGCACCATGAAAATAGTGATATGGCACAATATAACTTTGATAATGAAATATATTTTTATAAAATTTTTGAAAAATTAAATAACATAATTGATGAATAATATAACGTTAGTAACAGGAATATGGGATATTGGTAGAGAGAATTTAACCGAAGGATGGTCAAGGTCGTACCAACATTATTTAGATAAATTTGAACAACTTTTAGATGTTCAGGAAAATATGATAATCTTTGGGGATAACGAACTTAAAGAATTTGTTTTTAGAAAAAGAAATGAATCAAATACTCAGTTTATTGAAAGACCTTTAAAATGGTTTACCGATTCTGAATTTTTTCCATTAATTCAAAATATTAGAACAAACCCTGATTGGTATAATCAAGTTGGGTGGTTAAAAGATTCTACTCAGTCTAGATTAGAAAATTATAACCCATTGGTAATGTCAAAAGTTTTTCTTTTACACGATGCAAAAATATTTGATAAATTTGATTCAGAATATATGTTTTGGATTGATGGAGGTTTAACCAATACAGTTCATCCGGGTTATTTTACTCATGATAAAGTTCTTGATAAACTTTCTAAGTATATTTCAAAATTTTCATTTATAAGTTTTCCTTATGGGGCTGAAAGTGAAATACATGGTTTTGAGTATAATAAATTAAATTCAATTGCTGGTGATAAGGTTACAAGAGTTTCTCGAGGAGGATTTTTTGGAGGACCTAAAAGTACTATAACAGATATTAACGGAATTTATTATGGTTTATTAAAATCTACTCTTAATGAAGGTTATATGGGTACTGAAGAATCAATCTTTAGTATAATGTCTTACAAACATTCTGATTTAATTAACTATTTTGAAATTGAGTCCAGTGGGTTGGTTGGAAAGTTTTTTGAAGATTTAAAAGATGATAACTTAATACCAAAAAATGAATCTAAAGTTAGTGTTGAAAATAATTTAGACACAAATAAAGTTGGACTTTATGTTTTAACTTTTAATAGTCCAAATCAATTTAAAACTTTAATTAAATCATTTGAAGTTTATGATAATGATTATTTGTTAAAGACTAAGAAATATTTGTTGGATAATTCAACAGATTTATCAACAACAGAGGAATACTTGAAATTATGTGAAGAACACGGATTTGAACACATAAAAAAAGAAAATCTTGGAATTTGTGGTGGTAGACAATGGATTGCCGAACATTTTGAAACGACAGATTTAGATTATTATTTATTTTTTGAAGACGATATGTTTTTCTTCCCTAATGAAGGTTCTGTTTGTCGAAATGGGTTTAATAGATATGTACCAAATTTGTACACCAAATCATTAGAAATAATTAAAAAAGAAAATTTTGATTTTTTAAAACTTAATTATTCTGAATTTTATGGAGATAATGGAACCCAATGGTCTTGGTATAACGTACCTCAATCAGTTAGAGAAGAGTTTTGGCCTGAAAAATCATCATTACCTCATCTTGGGTTAGACCCTAACGCACCAAAAACTAAATTTTCATCAATTTTATCTCACAAAGGTTTACCATATGGTTCCGGTGAAGTTTATTATTGTAACTGGCCTCAAATTGTTAGTAGACCAGGAAATAAAAAAATGTTTTTGGACACAACATGGGCACATCCATTTGAACAAACATGGATGAGTCATATGTATCAATTAACTAAAAAGGGTGAATTGTCATCGGGTTTATTACTTTTATCCCCAACTGAACACGATAGATTCGAACATTACGAAGGAGAGTTACGTAAAGAGTCATAACGATATATTTATTGTTATGGAATTTTACATCAAACAAAACGCAACATTACCTGTATTAAAAATGCAAGTTGTTAAGGACGGTAGAGCCGGATATCAACAACTTATGCAAGATTTAGAGGTATCTACAATATTTTTTACAATGATTGACGTGGAGACGGGTATTCCTAAAATAGTATCCGCTCCCGCCGAAATTGTTAATTTAATCTTACCTGACGGTGCCGACCCTGAATATTATATCTATTTTAAATTTACCTCCCGAGATACTAACACTCCTGGTAGATATGAGGGTCAATTCTTAATTAAGAATGACGAAGGTAATTTAATTCTTCCAATTAGAGAAGAACTTTATATTAATGTCCAACCAAGTTTTATTTCAGAAACTGCTTGTTGTTAATTTGATTCTTGATTTAATTTAATTATATTTATTTACGATGAGTAAGGTAAACTTCACAACTAAGTGATTGCCAATAAACCACTCCTAAATAAAACATATGATTAACAGTGAAGAAATTGAGTCATTCCTACATGGGAATGACCCGGAAGAATTTATAGTTGCCATCGAGTATGATTACCGAGACAACTGTATCTACAAAATTAAGGAGATTCCCGGAAAAGGGAAAGAAATCCGTAAAGACACTTTTACCCCGTTCGCTTGGGTAGGTGATTTAAAAAATCTAAAATTTTATAACGACTCGAAAGCCGTTCAGAAAGAGGCGATGACCAAGTATGGGATTCTAATTGAGAAATTAGAAACTCATGGAAACGAACGTCTTGAAAAAGGTTTGACCTTTATAGTTAAATCTATGAAAGGGTACCGAGAACTTATCCAATTCTTTAGGGATGGTGGATGTGACCCATGGGGTGATAAAGCTAAGGATAAGATAACACTTCTATCTCCGGTAGAACAATACCTTGTATCCAAAGAAAAGAGATTATTTAAAGGGTTTGAAAACTATAACGAGGTTACTCGAATGGTATATGACTTGGAGACGACCTCACTTGAACCTAAGGACGGTCGTATCTTCATGATTGGAATTAAAACCAATAAAGGTTACCATAGAGTAATCGAATGTACTGATGAAAATGAAGAAAAGGGTGCTATCATCGAATTCTTCAAAGTAATTAACGAACTTAAACCATCTATTATTGGTGGGTATAACTCAGCAAACTTTGACTGGCATTGGATATTTGAAAGAAGTAAGATATTAGGAATTGATTTAAAGAAAGTTTGTAAATCATTAAACCCTAATCATTCATATACTCGTAAAGATGGTATGTTAAAATTGGCAAATGAGGTTGAGACTTATACTCAAACTTCTATTTGGGGGTATAATGTGATTGACATTATCCATGCGGTTCGTAGAGCTCAAGCAATCAACTCAAGTATTAAAGCGGCTGGTTTGAAATACATTACCAAGTATATTAATGCGGAATCTCCAAGTCGTGTTTATATTGACCACTTGGATATTGGTCCATTTTATGCAAACAAAGAAGATTTTTGGTTAAACAAAACTAACGGTAACTACAAGAAAGTTGGTGTTGATTCTAAGATTGATGAAATTTGTGGGAGAAGAACTGACACTTATGAAAAAACTACAGGAGATAAGTTAGTTGAGAGGTATCTTGACGATGACTTAGATGAAACCCTTAAGGTTGACCAAGAGTTTAACCAAGGTTCATTCTTGTTGGCGGCAATGATTCCAACAACATATGAAAGGGTTTCAACTATGGGTACTGCAACATTATGGAAAATGTTAATGTTAGCTTGGTCTTATAAACATGGAATTGCGATACCTGCAAAAGAATCTAAGACTGACTTTGTAGGAGGTCTTTCAAGACTATTAAAAGTTGGTTATAGTAAGAATGTCCTAAAACTCGATTTTAGTTCCCTATATCCCTCAATTCAGTTGGTACACGATGTATTCCCTGATTGTGATGTAACAGGAGCAATGAAAGGTATGTTAACTTACTTCCGTAATACTCGTATTAAATACAAACAATTGGCTGAGGAGTTTTACGAAACAGACAGGGCGAAATCAGAATCATATGGTAATAAACAATTACCGATTAAGATTTTCATTAACTCGATGTTCGGAGCATTATCAGCACCACAGGTATATGCTTGGGGTGATATGTATATGGGAGAACAGATTACCTGTACCGGTAGACAATATCTTCGTCAAATGATTAAGTTCTTTATGTCAAAAGGATACACCCCGTTAGTAATGGATACGGATGGTGTTAACTTCTCCACACCGGATGAAGCAAATGACCGAGTTTATGTTGGTCGTGGATTGAATTGGAAGGTTAAAGAAGGTAAAGAATATTATGGACCTGAGGCTGATGTTGCAGAGTATAATGATGTTTTTATGAGAGGTGAGATGGCACTTGATACTGACGGTGTTTGGCCCTCAACTATTAACTTAGCTCGTAAGAATTATGCGGTTATGGATTCTAAAGGTAAAATAAAACTTACCGGTAACTCAATTAAATCTAAAAAACTACCGCTGTACATTGAGGAGTTTTTAGATAAAGGGATTAAGTTATTATTAGAAGGGAATGGACAGGCGTTTGTTGAATATTATTATGAATACCTACAAAAGATTTACGATAAAGAAATATCTTTAAGTAAGGTGGCCCAAAGAGCGAGAGTTAAATTATCATTAGATGATTATAAAAAACGATTATCCACTAAAACAAAGTCAGGTAATAGTATGTCAAGAATGGCGCATATGGAATTAGCATTACAAGAAAACTTAAAAGTTAACTTGGGGGATGTGATTATGTATGTTAATAATGGGTTAAGAGCGTCTCATGGTGATGTACAGAAAAAAGGTGATGGATTACAATTAAATTGTTATATGTTAGATAAGAATATCTTAGATGATAACCCTGATTTAAAAGGGGACTATAACGTTGCAAGAGCGGTAACCACATTCAATAAGAAATTACAACCTTTAATGGTAGTTTTCCAAGATGAAGTTAGAAACAACTTATTAGTTAATGACCCCGAAAAGAGAGGTATCTTTACAAAATCACAATGTGAGTTGATAAACGGACATCCATTGGATGAAGGGTCTCAAGACAGATTACAAGAAGATGTTCTTGATGTTACAGAACAAGAATTAAAATATTGGGAAAAACGAGGTTTATCACCTGATTATATGTACGACTTAGCCGAAGAGGGTTGGGAAGAAAAATTAGGGGTAATTGCATAAAAAAAGTGGTCTTAGGACCACTTTTGTTTTTTATGATTGTTTTAAACCATCGGATGACAGAATATACCAATTACCACCAACAAATCTAAATTCGATACATGCATATTGGTCAGCAACTAATTCATCATAATCTTCATCTATTTTTCCGACATCAGGTTTAATTGTGACTTTAGTCATTGATTTAATAACAACATGGTCAGTTGTTATTGAGTTTAAAGTGATTACTGATTGAGATACTCCTCTAACAATAATACAACTTTCACCATTGGTTTTATAATCTAATTCTGATACTACAGAAATTTCTGAAGAATCGATTATTAATCCGTTTATTATTTTTCTTGAGGGTATTGATTTAATTATTGCCATATTATATTACGTAAATTTGTCGAGGCATCGCTCTAAATTTCATTTGTTTGTTTAAGTTTTCTGCAATTAACGCCTCTCGTTCCATTACTTTTTCTGGTCTTAATCTTGTTAACCATCCTTCAGCTCCTGTTAATTCTTCAATTAATTTAGTTTTTTCATCTTTTGATTCAGTTAATAAGGATGTATAGTCCATAGTTAATTCACTATCAGGTGTTTTAAGATTACCACTATATTTTCCTCTAACTCTTGCCAACGTTTCTTTACAATATGCTGTGAACCATCTTCTAACCCATTGTTGACCCGGTATGTTTAAATCTTCCCAAGATAAATTATCCATTGGAACATCCGAAGGTAATTTAATAACGTCAGGATTATTTTTTAAACAATCAGCTCTATTATCAGGGGATACATCATAATACCAATACCACACCGATTTACCCACATAACCGTTAATATTATTCCAATTAAATCTTCCTCCCGGTGTATTGTATAGATGAATATTTTTCTTACCATCAGGTAATCCGGTAATTCTATAGGTAAGTGAACCTCCTAAAATTCTACTTAAAACATTTGCTTCTTGCATTCTCACAAGATAATCAAACCCTGACATCATAAAGTAAGAACCTTGATTCCCCATTTGAGCGAATCCCGCCTCATTAGCTCCAAGACCTATACCTGCACCAAATCCACCAGCAGCGGCACCTAATCCAAATGCATTCCATGGTCTATCACTAAACCATAATAATTCATTAACCTCACGACCTGCAGGGATTTCGTATGTTTGAGTATTTGCACTTAAGATGAAATAATCTTTTTTCAAAACCCATGGACCTTCTGTTTGAAGACCTACAATTTTTGAATATGAATAACTAAATTGTTGTTCAAAATCCATTGTTCGAGTAATCAACGCTTTTGCAACTGATTTCTCATTCATGTTTAGGTTAACTAAATTAACCCATTGACTATCTATTAACCATTGAAGAACATATTCTTCATAGTCACCTATAGATAATTCCATTAACGAGTCCATCATTTCATCTTCAAGTTCCACACTTCTAAGTGGTGCACCTAATTGATGTTTGACTCTCGTATAAATTTTACTTCTTTCTGGTTCCGGTATAACTGCCATAACTATAAATATATTGTTAAACGTTATTGTATATCATATAATAATGAGTCTAATGGAAAAAGGAAATTACCATTAACTATTATTGGTTTTTTATCAAAAACTAAAACATTTTTCCCTTTTTGAAAAATCATTAAATCGGTTTTATAAATCTTAACACTTGCTGTTCCTTCAAGTAAGATACCATCATCTGTTATCTTTTTTTCTCGGAAAGGTTTAACTTGTGCGGTTTTGGTTACACCATCTTTGGTTATCTCTAAATCAACACCACTAATAGCGTCTTTTTTACTTCCAAGTTCTCCAACGATTTCAATTTTAACATCTTTACCAAAATATCTTCTTAATATTGACGCAGTTATTTCTTCACGTTTTGAACCTGCGGCGTTCTTTTCAATTAAAACTCTTAATAGGTTTTGAAATGTTGAACTTTCTCGATTAAATATTTGAAATTTATAATGATTAATTGCCGAAATAAATCTTGAAGCCTCTTTCTTTTGTTCTTCTGTGTTCTTATTTCTAAAATCAATTGGTGGTTTTTTTGTTAATTTTTTAATAACTTGATTTACATCATTTAATAAAATACAGAATGATGTGTAATTTGTGTTTAATTTATTGATTACTGACCGACCCGGTCCTTCTAACTCATAAACACCTGACATTTGGTTATTACCCGGATTTTCTACAAAATTTTCAGAAAATACATCTCTCATTATTTTATTTATACCATTCATGTAAATCCATTTAACATCTTGATTAGTGTTGAATAAAGTTCTATAAAATTCATTTTCAGATGATGAACACATTTCTGATTTTCCTTCACTTAGTATCTCTTTCATTTTATTTGTCTCAAGAAGTTTTGTTTCAACTTTCATGTCATATAATTTAGAAACAAAATCCCAATTTACAACTTTCCAAAAATTTACAATATATTCATCTCGTTTGTTTCTATACTTAAGATAATATGCGTGTTCCCATAAATCTAATCCTAAGATTGGAAATCCACCACCTTCGATAACATTCATTAATGGGTTATCTTGATTAGGGGTCGACATTATTTTTAAAGTATTTTTTGAGGTGATTATTAGCCACACCCATCCTGAACCAAAACGTTCTTTAGCAATTTTTTCAAATTCTTTTTTGAATGTTGGAAAACTACCATATTGTTTAATAATCTTTTGATAAAGTTCCCCTTTAAGTTTTGTTGGTTTTGGAGATAACATATTCCAAAACAATGCGTGGTTGAAAGCACCACCGGCATTATTTCGAATTGTTTTATCAAATCTATCAATTGTTTTAATTATTTGAATTAACTCTAAATCCCCGTATTTTTTCTTTGAAAGAGCATCATTCAATTTATCCACGTATCCCTTGTAATGTTTGTTGTAGTGAAATTCCATCGTTTCGGGGTCGATGAATTGTTTCAAGGCTGAGTAAGAATAAGGTAATTTCTCAATTCCTATTTTCTTCATTTCTGTTATTAACAATCTTTGTTCCTTTAATACGTGATTTCCAAGGATTACTGTTTCTAACTCTTTAATTTTTTGTTCTATTTTTTTCATATGTTTGGATTAACCATTACATATAAATAATCGAAAATTGGTTTAACGACGCATTTCATTAATTCTCTTTAAAATTTCTTCAGCGGCGTCGGCAGTATTTTGATTATCTCCCATAACGGTTGCGATAACTTGTTTTTTATTGTGGAGTATGTCGTAAATAATTCCCTCAATCGTATTTTCAAAAATTGGGTAATAAACTAATACATTATTTTTTTGACCATATCTGTATGCTCGGTCTTCTGCTTGTGCGTGGTCGGATGGTAAAAATGATAAATCATTGAAGATAACTGCCTCTGCTGATGTTAAAGTAATACCAACACCGGCTGCTTTGATATTTCCAACAAATACTTTTATTTTATCATTCTCTTGGAATTGGTCAACACTAAATTGTCTTTCATGTTTTGACATAGACCCATCAAGTTTAACCGCAGCTTTTCCAAAGTGTTCCGTAATTTTATTTAATGAATCAGTAAAATTACAAAAGATGATTACTTTTTTGTCTTGTTCAATGATGTTCTCAGCAATTTCAATTGTTTGTGAAATTTTTTCATCAGCAATAATTTGACGAACTTTGGTTAACTTGGTGAACTGAACCGTAAGTGATTTTGACTCCTCAGGGTTTTTTTCATACCAATTGTAGTAATCCCCCATTACTTCTTCGTACACTTTAGATTTCAATCTCAAATACACTGGTGTAATGATTTTATCAGGTAAATCTAAAACATTTTCTTTTAATCTTCTCAAAGTAAGACCCGCAGTTCTGTCTCGTAATTCTTCAAGGTTGGACGCTCCTTGAACATTCCAAATTTTTCTTGGACCAACTTTGAATTGAAAACCGGCACAATAACGAATAACATATGCCATCCAATTCTTGGCAACAGGTGAATCAATTAAACTAAGTAAGTTAAAATAATCTATTGGACGAGATGTCATCGGTGTACCGGTTAACAACCATAATCTATCAACACTCTTTGTGATGTCGTTGATAAGTTTTGTTCGTTGCGCTTGGGCGTTTTTAATATAGTGTGCTTCATCAATAATGACTAAGTCAAATTTTGACATTAATATTAATGATTCATCTTTCTTTTTTGGGTCATGAAAATTTTTCATGATATCATAATTTACAATAACAAAATCATGTTCCGTACTAAATTGTTTTCCTTCTGAAATAAAAATTGGTCGGTCAGAATAATTTTCAATTTCTCTCTTCCAGTTAATTTTAAGTGTTGCCGGGCAAATAATTAAAATTTTCTTGGCACCGGTTTCTAACCCTGCAATAATTGTTGAAGTTGTTTTACCAAGACCCATATCATCGGCAAGGATAAATTTTTTATTTTCAACTAATTTTTGGATTGCCTCTTTTTGGTGTTCAAGAGGTGGACGATTAGAATATTTTGAGTAATCAATTACAACATCTTTAACAGTATTATCTTTGATGATTGCGGCTTTTGGTAACCAAAAATGATGTAGTTCTTCTGTTTCAAATACTCTACCCCAAATATGAAACGCCTTTTCCTTATCAGATAATAGTTTTTCAACCCAAACTTTTTGTGGGATTTCAGTGTATAGTTTATCGTCGGCTAGTTTCTGTGCGAAGTAGGCATCAAGAACAACCCATTTCTTTGCAACTTTGGGTTGTTTATCGTGATTGTTAAGAATGTATTCTGATTGACTTCTTGTCGGATAAAACTTTTTATTTAATTGTGATTTACGTTTTAATTCAATTAAATAATTATTACCACCTTCATAGGTTTCCAATAAGGACAACGCTTTCGATTCTATACTAGTATTAATTTCCATTACTCAAATAAAGACCCATTACCATAATTAATTAACAATTCTTCTTCGTCATTAATATCGTTTATTGCGAAATATACAAATGTTTGGTCTTCTTCATTTGTATACCAATCAACATTTGGTTTTTCGGAATGGTTATAATAGGAACCATAACCTAAGACCAATGCGTGTATAGTCCAATTTTCGGAACGAGGGTAACAAAAGGTATAGTTTGAAAATACCGGTATTTTTTCTTTAGAGTTTTGTGGGAAAGAAAGAAAGGGACAAGTATCGATAACCTCACCTTTTTTTATTTTTTGTGAAGAAAAAACACCCAAGTTATGTAATGGACTATCTTTAAGATATATTTTAGTTGGCGGACTGATTTTCATAGTTGAATTAAATATAGTTGATATTGAAGTATTTATCAATATATGCAAAAATTAGTTCCAATTACAAGATTAGGTAAATTCTTCGGAGCGGAGGATTACGCTTTAGACATCGGTATGGGTGAGGAGTGGTTATTGGGTGATATGAACTTCACAGTAATCCTATATCGTATCGACAGATATAAAACCAAAACAGATGATGTTTATGGTGAGGTTACGGAAGATGGTATCCAATTCATGGCCCCTGTTGAATTACAAGGTTTGGTTCAGGTAATGGCACCTTCATCTAAAAACTATGGAAACTCACGAGTTGAATTACAAGAACCTGGTAATATGAAATTCTCATTGTATCAGAAAACTCTTGATGAATTGGGTGTTGAGATATTCCAAGGGGATTATCTTGGATATTATGAAACAGAAGATAGAGTTAGATATTATGTGGTAAGTGATGACGGATATGTTAGGTCAGATAATAAACATACGTATGGTGGATATAAACCATTCTACAGAAGTATTGTTGCCACTTATGTAAGTGAAAATGAATTTAGAGGAATCTAATGGAATACGTAATAAAAGAGAGTAAATTATTTAACGCAATCTATCAGTATATTGATGGGTCTTATGATGTGGATAAAATTGATTTTTTCAATCCGGAAACATATGATGAAGACGGGGAGAAAGACACGGAAAACCCACATATTATCGAGTTTTATAATAAAGAATATGATGGCGATTATGATGAAAATGGGATGTTATTTGTTTATATCGTAAAAGAATATTATAAAGACGAACCTTCAAGAAAATCTTTTATAAATCAGACACCAATTTTAATTGTTAATGATTATGGAACGTTAGAATCAATGTTTGGGGAGTATTGGAAAGAACCTTTTAAAAAATGGTTTAAAAATAAATTTAAATTACCTGTTAAAACAATTGTGGCTGATTAATGGAATATGTAATAAAAGAGAGTAAATTATTTAACGCAATATATCAGTATCTTGATAGTTATCTAAACCCAAGTGAAATGGATTGGGTTTATGGTTTTGGTGAAGATGAGGATGGTTATTCTGATATGGATATTGAAGATGAAAACTTTTTAATATTTTATAAAGGAGAATATGAGGGAGAAGAAAATAGTGATATAGTTTTTAATTATTTTGATGTTGACTTCTATGATGAAAATGACCCATCACATAAACCGTTTAGAAATCAAGCACCGGTTTTAGAAATTATGGGTGAATATGCGGAACATTTAGACAATGTCTTTAATGAATATTGGGAAGAACCTATGAAAAAATGGTTCCAAGATAATTTTAATTTACCGGTTAAATCGTTGTCTACACATTATTAATGATGAAAGTATTAGTTAAAGAATCTCAATTAAGAAGAATATTTGAAATTGTCACAAAAGATAAAGTAATTTGTGATGAGTGTGGTTGGTCATGGGATTTAGCCGATGGTGGTGACGACCCTTACATCTGTCATAAGTGTGGACACAATAATTCTGAAGAAGATTATATTGGGAAAAGAGTTATGGTTTATTATAACCTTCACAAACACACATTTTCGGTGACATATAAATCTAAAGTGATAATGCATGCGGATTATGTTAAATTAGGGGATGTTGAGTTTAGAGTTAGAAAAGGTGGAAAAGACAGAGTTCGTTCAGAAAAATCAAAGAATGTCCATGCGTTTGTTATTGGTTATTTAATTGATTTCTGTGAATATCCTTGTGATAATATTCCGGACCCGTCATCAGATATGATTATTACCTATAACCCGTACAAGTATGATTCATTTGTTTATAAATCAAGTGGAGAACCAATTTATGGTGCCACTGAAGTGGATATGATAAATTCACAAAATAAATTATTTGTAGTTAAAAAATAAAATGCCATTACCAAAGAAAGTTATACCGACATTACCATTAGTCCCACAGAAGACATTGTCTGCTCGTAGGGAACAACTATTGGAATATATTAATAAAGACGGAACATATCTTCCTAAATCAGTACTACACGCCGATTTGGATAGAGGAATGTTAGATTTTGTTAAAAATGATTTAGAGGTTATCACCGCAGGAAAAATAGTTCCAATGGTGGATATTATAATTACAACTCAAAACTGGACTCAATACGTTGAGACTGCCTTATTTGTGGATTTAGATTATAACCCATCCCCGCCCTTCATCACGGTAGTTAGAAGTCCCGAGGTTAAGTTCGGAACTAACCCATCATTGCAATATACAATCCCTGATAGAAAACAATTCTATTATGCGTCTGTTCCAACTTGGAATGGAAACGAACAGGGAATGGATATCTACACAATACCTCAACCGGTCCCTGTGGATATTAATTATAGTGTTAAGATTATTTGTAATCGAATGAGAGAACTTAATCAGTTGAATAAAATAATTATGCAGAAGTTTTCATCAAGACAGGCATATACATTTATCAAGGGTCAATACGTTCCAATTATTATGAATAATGTTTCCGATGAATCTCAAATGAGTTTGGAGTCAAGGAAGTATTATGTTCAATCATATGATTTTACCATGTTAGGTTATTTGATTGATGAAGAAGAATTTCAGGTTAAGCCTGCAATTGCAAGAGTAACCCAACTTATGGAATTAACAGGAACAGGCAATACTAAAAGAGAAAAATTTCCAAAAAATCCAAATGAGTTTTTGGAGAATTATTTATTTATTGTAGGTAATGATAGTTTAAGTGATGTAGTTGCGTATACTGCAAATCTTTCTTTTTCAAATTGGATTAACGTAGATTCATATGATGTCTATATTAATGGGGATTATTTTGGGACGGATGTTCAAAATATTCAAATAACCACTAATGATATTTTACGTATTGATGTTATTAAAACTGATGATAGTTTAGAGTCAACAATTCAGTTTGAAAACTTATTAGTTTAATTCTCACCGTAGATATCTTTCTTCTCTTTACAGGTTTCTACGATTAATTTTTCCAAAAACTTATAAATTTTTAATCCTCGCTTTTCACAGTACTTTTTCAGTATGTCGTGTACGGCGGGGTCAATTTTAATATTCTTGATTTCTTTTGTCTGTTTCATAGGTAGAAAAAAGGTAGAATTAATTCATACTCTTTACAAATACATATCTAAAAGTAAAGTTTTTTGATATTTTATTGAATATTTATCTATAAAATAAATCTGCAATAGAATAATTAGATAATGGCAACAGCACAAGCAAATCAAAAAGTTTTCGTTTCACCGGGTGTGTACACTTCTGAAACTGACTTATCATTCGTAGCACAAAGTGTGGGTGTTACTACCCTAGGTTTAGTTGGTGAGACTTTAAGAGGTCCTGCGTTTGAACCGGTATTCATAACAAACTACGATGAGTTCCAAGCCTTTTTCGGAGGAACAGAACCAACTAAATTTGTTAACACACAAATCCCTAAATATGAGGCGGCATACATAGCTAAATCTTACTTACAACAATCGAATCAGTTGTTCGTGACAAGAATCTTAGGATTGTCAGGATATGATGCTGGTCCGTCTTGGAGTATTAGAGTTACTGCGAATGTAGACCCAACAACAATAATCCAAAGTCCAACAGGTGTTACATCTTGGAATAGAAGTTTCACAGGAGCAACTAGTGGTGGTACTGTTGATTTCGTTTCAGGTTCGTTCCCATTAGCAATTCAAGCGAATTTAGATACTCAATATAGATTATCTGATGGTAGTACATCTACATTCGACACTGATTTTACTGCAAATATTTATAATGCAGTTGGGAATAACACTTTAACTGCGACAACAGCTTTCATTTATGGTGCAATCCCTGAAACAGATTATTATGCAATCACTGATAACTACACAACAGTTGTAAATGAATTTGGTTCAGATACAAATAACTTAGCAACTAACGATTTATCGGCATCTGAAAATGACCCATGGTTTTATGCTAATTTTAACAATTATACAGGTAATGCTTATACAGGATACTCATTTGATTATAATATAAGTGCTTTATCGGTTACGGGAATAGGTAACGAACAAACTTTCTCAGGTACAATTTCAGGTGATTATTACACATTTATTGGTACTGCTTACACTGAATTTAACAATATGGTTGTAGCAACACTTCGTTCAAGAGGTATTTCACTATATACTAATAGTTCATCAAGTGATAATCACGGACAAATTTATGAAGTAAATAATGAAAACAATGTTACAATTTTAAATACTGACCAATATGCGGATATTGATAAAAATCCATTTGCGTCATTTGGATTATCAGGGGTAACTAAAGATGGTGATATTTTCACCTTTGAAACTAACTTATCGGCGACTTCATCTAAATTTATTACAAAAGTATTAGGTGTTGATAATTTTGGAAAATCAAGAAACGAAGTTCCATTATTTGTTGAAGAAATTTATCCAGGTTCATTGGCTTATGCATACAATCAAGGATACATTAAAGGTATTAACCCTGAATTAATTGCATTACCTGAGGCAAGAAGTCAACAATCAAATTCAATTGCATACAGTGTTGAAAGATATCAATCACCTAGCACACCTTATTTAGTGTCAGAATTAAGAGGTAATAAAGTTTATAAATTATTTAAATTTGTTTCAATATCTGATGGTGATGCTGCGAACACTGAAGTTAAAGTTTCAATCGCAAACTTATCATTTAATAATATGACATTTGATGTGTTAGTTAGAAATTTCTTTGATACCGACTCTAACCCAGTTGTTATTGAAAAATTCACTAACTGTAATATGGACCCTAACTCTAACAACTTCGTTGCTAAGAAAATTGGTTCAACAAATGGAGAATACGCATTATTATCAAAATATGTTATGATTGAGATGGCGGACGAATCACCAATTGATGCAATCCCTTGTGGTTTTGAAGGATATACTCAAAGAGAATATGATTCGGTTACTAACCCGTCTCCATATCCTGTATTTAAAACGAAATATTTCTTCCCGGGTGAGACAATTGCTAATCCACCATTTGGAAATGCGAGTGGTAGTTCAAATTTAGTTGAATCTCCTGGTGACATTGTTAGAAGAACTTATTTAGGATTCTCAACACAATATGGTATTGATGAATCATTCTTATCATATAAAGGAAGACAAAATCCTGCATCTTGGGTTAACTCTATAACACCTGTTGAAGGTGCTGCTTGGAACTATGTAAGTAAAGGTTTCCATATGGACTCCGGAGCGACAGTTGTAACAATTTCAAATAGTTATGATACAAGTGGTCAAACAGCTTTTGAATGTGGTGTTGCTGAATTTAGAAACGACCCTGAAACTCAAGAAAATCCATATTACTTTATTTTCTCAAGAAAGTATACTTTATGTTTTGCAGGAGGATTTGATGGATGGGACATTTATAGAGAATATCGTACAAATGAAGATAGATTCCAATTAGGTCAATCAGGATTTTTAGCGGGAGCATCGGTATCAACAAGATACCCAAATGCGACGGGTGAAGGTTTATTCAAACGTATTGTAGTTGAAAATAATACTCAAGATTTTGCAAACACTGACTATTACGCTTACTTACTTGGTATATTAACATTTGCAAATCCTGAGGCGACTAATATTAATGTATTAGCAACCGCAAGTATTGATTATGTTAATAATTCAAATTTAGTTGAGGAAACAATTGATATGGTTCAATTTCAAAGAGCTGACTCTGTTTATATTACAACAACTCCTGATTATAGAATGTATACACCGGATTCAACAAATCCACAAGATATTATTTATCCTCAAGAGGCGGTTGATAACTTAGATAATACAGGAATTGACTCTAACTATACTGCTACTTACTATCCTTGGATTTTAACAAGAGATACTGTTAATAACACACAAATTTATTTACCTGCAACAGGTGAAGTTTGTAGAAACTTAGCATTAACAGACAACATTGCTTTCCCATGGTTCGCATCAGCGGGTTACACAAGAGGTCTTGTAAATTCAGTTAAAGCGAGAGTTAAATTAACTCAAGAAGATAGAGATACATTATATCAAGGTAGAATTAACCCTATCGCGACTTTCTCTGATGTAGGTACGGTTATTTGGGGTAATAAAACATTACAAATTGCTGACACAGCACTTAACAGATTGAACGTAAGAAGATTATTACTTCAAGCTCGTAAGTTAATATCAGCAGTAGCGGTAAGATTATTGTTTGAACAAAACGACCAAGTTGTTAGACAACAATTCTTAGATAGTGTTAACCCTATCTTAGATTCAATCAGAAGAGACCGAGGTTTATATGATTTCCGTGTAACAGTTTCATCATCTCCTGAGGATTTAGATAGAAATACATTAACAGGTAAAATTTACTTGAAACCGACGAAAGCGTTAGAATTCATTGATATTGAATTCTTCATTACTCCAACAGGGGCTTCGTTCGAGAATATTTAATAAAAACCATAAGTGGGGATACGTCCCCACTTTTTAGCCAATTATGAGAAAGATTAGATTAAATGAAGGGATAGATGAAATGGGAACACCCGATATGAAGTATTATGCTTTCGATTGGGATGATAATGTTGTTCATATGCCAACTAAGATTATCCTTAAGAATGAAGATGGTGATGAGATAGGTATGAGTACTGATGATTTTGCTGAGTATAGACATCAAATAGGTGATGAACCATTTAACTATAAAGGTGAAACTATTGTAGGATATAGTGACGAACCATTTAAAAATTTCCAAACACCAGGTGATAAAGATTTTTTAATTGATGCAATGAGAGCCAAATTAGGGCCTGCATTTGATGATTTTAGAGAGGCAATTAACAATGGTTCAATATTTTCTATTATAACTGCAAGAGGTCATAATCCTAATACATTAAAAGAGGCGGTATATAATTATATCATATCAGGGTTTAATGGTATTGATAAAGATGAGTTAGTTAAAAACTTAAGAAAGTATCGAGATATTAATGATGATGAAGACATGAGTGATGATGAATTAATTAAAACTTATCTAAATATGAATAGATACCATCCAGTTTCTTATAATGACCCGGAAGGTGCTGCAAATCCTGAAGAGGCGAAAGTTCGTGCGATGGAGAAATTTGTGGAATACATTAAAGAAATGGCCTATGATTTAGACAAAAAAGTGTATTTAAAAAAAGAGGTAAGTAATAATTTTGTTCCTACAAAACCGACAATTGGGTTTTCTGATGATGACATACGAAATGTGGAGGTTATGAAAAAACACTTTAAAGACAAACCGGACAATATTGTTAAAACTTATTCAACCGCAGGAGGAATAAAAAAAGAATATTAACTAGTTATTAAGAACTAGTATTAAATAAATAATTAAAAAAACTAGTTAAATTAACTAGAATTAAATAAACTAGACTGGAATATAATGATAAAGATTTAATTTCAGAAAGTCAATAAAAATATTTTCCGTTTGGATATATTTATGATAATAAACAAAGAAAAACTAATTTAAAATAATATGGCTGATTTATTGATGAAAATGCCGATTCCTTACGAACCGAAAAGACAGAATCGATTCATACTAAGGTTTCCATCAAGTTTAGGAATTAACGAATGGTTCGTGGAAAGTGCTTCAAGACCTTCAATTAAAATTGCATCTACGGAAATTCAATTTTTAAAT